GCCTGCAGCTGGCTGTCGGGGATGCAGCTGATGCCGACCCCATTGAGCAGGTAGCAGGTGACGCCGCGCTGGCTGTCGTGCTGGACGTCGATGACGTTCTCGCTTGCGCTGGCGCCGGTGGCCAGCAGCAGTAGGCAGAGGGTTATGCGGGTCATGGTCGAACCTGCAGGCAGGCCTGGCAGACTTCGCCGCTTCCGGCTCCGCGGTTGGACGCCTTCACCCAGATGTGTGAGCACGCGGCTGGTGCTGCCTGTCGCACCCAGACGCATACGGGGCCATCCTCGGTGGCATGAATCGAGAAAGTGAACCACCCATTACCGACCGGCTTGCTTGGCTGCCAGGGCGTGCAATCATAGTCGCCGCCGTCGTCGAGCCATTCCGCATTCAATTCTTCCGGGCCGTCGTTTTCCATCTCGACCACGCAGTACTCCAGACCTTGGTCGCCGAACCAGCTGAAAGGCAGCGTGCATTCGTCGCCGTCATCGGGCCAGGCCGGATGGGTCCAGAAGCCGTATTCGTCGCGCACGACCTGCAGCGGCTGGATGAGGTGCTTTTCTTCGGGCATGACTTCGTCCTTGGCCGCCATATCGCGGCAGTGAATAGAGGGGAGAGGGGGTAGGAACAGCGGTACTAGCCAATTATCTGATTCAGATCATTAATCATTCAGATGCGGCTTCGAGCTGCTGCGGTTAGGCTATGTTGGGTTAACGCACACAACTAAAGTCGTAGGAGGACGGCATGAGAATTCGCGGTGATGTTTTTTGGTCTTGGGCTGACCCGACGCTTCACCATAGGACTCATGACGAAACACTCGACGATGGAACGCTCATAAATGTCCAGGTGCGGCTGTCGCGGATAGGCAATACGCAAATGTTTATTGGGGTCTATGCGCCTTCAGGCATGCCCTTGCATGAAGAGGCCTTTGACTCTCGCCCTGGCGAATCGATGACCAGGGCAATGGCGTGGGGCGTTGGCCTTGCTCGCCGGGTTGCTACTGAGGGCGCCCGGAGCACGCCTCGTGCTACGACCTGATCGAAATAGAGGGGAGAGGGGTTACAGCTGGGTGTTGATGCGGGAGAAGGTGAAGCCCTTGTGAGTTCGCCGCCGACCCTTCAGGCAGGATGTGACAACAGAAGGGTTCATGCCGATGGCGATCAGGTCTCGATGCCCGCGCAGCATGAGACCGAAGCCGCCGCGCTCTGCCTGAACCCAGCCCTTGTGGGTTCGGCTCTGCAGGCCGGTGCCGTAAACCCTCAACCCCGTTTCAATCGCGTGCCTGACGTTTTCAGATATCGTGCACCACTCAAGGTTCTCGATGCGGTTGTCCGACTTGACCCCATTGAGGTGATTCACCTGAGGAAGGTCGGACTCGCCAAGAAAGGCACAAGCCACCAGCCGATGAACTGTTCGCTGCTTTCGAGTCACGCATACGAGGAGGTATCCATCTTTGTTTGGCTTCTGCTTGAGGATTCGCGGCTGCTTAACCCCAGCAACAATCCGCGCACGAATGAATGATCGAATGCGACCGAGGCTGCTGGCCTCATAACCTGGGAAGCCTGGTATTGGCTCCCAGCGTTCAGCGCTGATAGCGTTCATGACTGGCGCTCCAGAGCAGCACGGGCAACGGTGCCATCTTCGATGAAATCCGGTTCCTCACCACGCCAGAGAATGTTCAGCGGCTCGCCGCTCACTGTGTCCCAATTCCCGCTTTCGAAGTGGTAGTGCTCCCGGTCAGCGTAGAACTTCAAGGCAGCTCGCAGCCGCTCAACCTCAGCAGCATCGGTCATCGGCCCCAGGCCAATAATCGGCAGCCCAGTAGCCTCCGCATCCCTCTCTGCCTCTTCTTTGGTCCACCAGAAGGCAGTACCAACCATCCAGGCTATAGGCTCGGGGTGGGGCTGCGGGGCTGCCATGGATTGGATGATGTTCAGCAGATCATGGCGCTCAAGTTCATCGCAGTCGCCCAGGCACAGGCGGTCGCCAACATCGCGGGTGCACTGCGCATCGTCCTCGGTCAGCTCTTCGGAACTGCCAACCCAACCGCAACGGCGGCATTGGGCGGGGTAGTAACGTCCAACCAGCGGCTCCAGGCCAATGTATGGCGGCACGCTGACCATCTCTGTGTTGCTGGATCGGTTTTCTGTGGGCATGGGATACCTCAGTGGGAATGCGCTGATGGTAGGGCGCGCTCGGACTCGATGAAGCCAGTGCTCCGGGCCTCTCCATCCGTTGCGGCGATGAATGCAACTTCGACCTTTGCCGAATCCACCAGCACCTTGGCGACATCAGCAATAGCCTTGGCGCGGTCGATGTCCATTGGTTCGTCTTTGTCCTGTAGGGCCTCCAGCGTGGCGAACAGGTGGTTACGCAGATCGGTCATCTTGTTTTTCACTGGCGGCCTCGCTGATAGCTCGCTTGAGCTTGCTGAGTTGGCGGATGGTCGATTTGAGCTCAGGCGGGTACCGGTGGATGGTATTGCGGCGCATGTTCTCGGCGCGGCTGACCAGTTCCAAGTTATCGAGCTCAATGTTTTTTGGGTTGCGATCCTTGAACACCACCAGGTGGCCTGGCGGGATCTCGCCATGGGCTTCTTTCCACAGCAGGGAATGCACCGACTTCCAGCGGCGATACGATGGGCCGTCATCGCATACTTTCCGCTGCCGTATGCCGTCCTCGGTGACCCGCTCCGTTCCTACTGGCTGCCAAGTGTGAGGCTTGTTGCCCTTTCGGAACTGGGTGGCCTCGCCTCCAATCTGCAGACCCTTCAGGCCCTTGTTCCACGGTTCCTGGCCGGGCCTGAACCGATATTCGATTCCAGGGTTGTCATCCCGTCGCAGGCGGCATGCATGCTCGCTGGCGAGATACTCGGCGCTTCGAGCAAGCCCCAAGGCATGAGCCTTGTTGTATATGGCGTGGTCGGGGCGATTGAATGTGCGGACCAGGTCCGGCATTGGGGTGTCGGGGTACAGCGCCCGGAGCCTGGCCACCTCCGCGTCGGTCCAGAATCTACGCGACGGCTCGGGCAAGGCCTTCACAAGCCGGCGCCTTGCGTCTAGCAAGGCCTGCAGGGCGATTGGGTTCATGGTTGATCCTCGCCGGGGAGGCGTTATCGTTGAATAGGGGAAGGCGCTGGCGGGCAGCGTGGGAGGGTCATGCCCGTTCTGCGAGCAGGATCAGGCCGGTATCGTCCGGGTCGTCGCCGAGTTCAAGGCTTGGCGCGCGCAGCTCGCGGCTCAGCCGGAACTGGTCGAGCTTGCGCACCACAGAACTCGAAAGAGTGATTTCGTGGCGCGGCGCACTGAGGAAGTGCCGGGCCGCTTCAGGCCCTAATTCATGGATGCGGTGGATCAGCAGGGTCATGGCCTCGCCGTTTTCCTCGACGCTGGCCCATTGCTTGATCTCGGCCAGGGCCTGGCGGGTGCCGGGCCGTACCTTCAGCCGAAGGTCTTCTTCCTGCGCGGCCTCGGCCTTCTTTCGCCGCTTCTCGTCACGCTGCTGCTGCGTCAGAGCCATCATCGCCTCCATTGCGCACAAAGCGGGTGCCCGGGGCGTACTCCAGCAGGTCACACACCCGGTTGATGATCTTGAGCGCGGCGTCGAACACCTTGGCGTCGTCCGGCTCGCGGGCCAGGCGCTTCATGTTCGGCTGGTGCTCAAGGCAGACCTTGTTGACCAGACGACGGGCCAGCCTGCGTAGGTGGTCGGCGCTGTCGTGCACGCGGAGGCTCAGCGCAAAGGCCAGGGCAACGTCATCAGGCCGGTACTGCCCGCCGCTGCGGGTGTTGTACAGCTTTCGCACCGGCTTGCGAATCGATGCGTCGAAAAGGAATGCCATGCTCGACCTCCTGCAAGCAGCTTGGGGGAAGGTTCAAGTGCTCACGCCGCCTTGTCCTTTGCAGCGCGCTTCGGATTTTTCTGCTCAATCTCAAGGTCCATGTCATTCCAGCCGGCCAAGAACCAGGCACCGTGGAACGTGTGATGGGCGAATGGGTTGGCCATCTTGCCGCCACCGTTGCGACGGCATTCCCTGCCAAGGTAATAGACGCTGGGATGCTCGCCGCGATCGCTCATGGCTATGCACCTGCCAGGTGGTGGATGGGGGCGAACGGGATATCGTCGTCGAAGCTTTCGTAGTCCGGGCCGTTGGTGCCCTGCTGGTTCTTCTGCTGGGCGGCCGGTCGCTGCTGGTTGCGCTGTTGCTGGCGTTGCTGCTGGGACTGCTGGTTGCTCTGTGATTGCTGCGGCGGGCTGCCAGCGAACTTGATGATGATCACCCGACCAGTAAGCTTCACCCCCTGCGTCTGATCAGACTTAGTGAAAACCTCGACGTGCGCGTCGTCGATGGTGAAGTGAACCTGTTGGCCTTTGACCAGGTACTGGGCCATGGCCTCGGCCTGCTTGCCCCACAGCGTCGCGTCTACCCACTGGGTAGGTCGCTTGCCATCATTGCCCTTGCGGCCATATTCACAAGCGATCGCCAGATTGCAGACTGGGTCGCCGCTTGGGGTGTAGCGCAGTTCAGCGTCGCGGCCAATGCGGCCGATATCGGTAAGAGTAGGCATCGTGATTCCTTGGGTTATGCGGCCGCACCGAGCACCTTGTTCATGCGCTCGTCGAGGATTTCGTAGAAGGTTTTCACCCGTTCGGTTAGTTTTCGGATCATCACTTCGTCGCGGTACACGCGCTTGACGAAGAGGGGCATGCCAGGCCAATAGCTGATGAAGTCCAGCCACTCGCGCTCGGATACCCACAGGCCGCCCTGGCATTGGGCGACGTGCTCCTTGGGCACTTCACCGTTCAGGATGACGCTGACCTGAAACTTGGGGAGCTTGGTCTTGATCTCGGTCAGGCCCTGGTCGCCCACCAGCGCGTCAGGGGAGTAGCCGATGCCGTGGTTGAGGATGATCCCCACTGAACGGGTCTTGATGCTTTCGCGGTCCTCGTACAGGCCCCGGGCGACGCCCTCCAGTTCGTGGCCGCGAATCGTGGCCTTGGTCTGGAATGGGATCTCGGCGGCTTCCTCTGTGATCCGCTCGCCGATCAGCTGATCCATGTAAGTGAATGCGGCCACGCCAAAGCCTGCTTCACCCTTGCCGGCGACCAGCAGGCAGTCCAGTTCGGAGCAGGTGATGATGCCCAGGCGAAGGGCGAGCCATTCCGGCGTGCCCTGCTCGACGTCAGTGATGATCTGCATCTTGTGCCTCCTGTGGCGCTGATTCGTGCTGCTTGACCGATTTGCTCAACATGCCCAATACCTGGTCGAACGCGGCTTTCTCGACCGCCGACGGCGTGCCGTGAATGCTGGCGAATGCCTTTTTTGCTTTGTCGCTGCAGCGCTCCAGCAACATGGCCAGCTGGGTTGCCTGTACTGAGGTGACCCGCGGCGTCACTACGGCACCGTTGCCGTCGTCATCCTCGCCAGTGGTGGTGAAGTTGAGAAGGGCGCCGGCGGTGTAGCGCTTGCCGTAGCTCACGCTCGATGCCACGGCCTGGACGCCGTTCTTGCTGCCGCTGGTGTCGGCCGGCAGGAGCAGAGAAGTGGTCTCGCGATGCCCGGCCCGATGGCTCAGGACGCCCTCAACCTCGATGCCGCGGTCGTTGCGCGGCGTGCGGAAGGAGAGGGCGAATCCGTGGCGGGCCAGAACTGGCTTGATCATCTCGTTGATGTCTTCCCAGAGTGCGTAGGTGCTCTGGATGCGGCCGTTCTTGTCCTTGATGCCGCCTCGCTCGCCGATGACGGGCAGCTCTTCCTGCATCGCGGCCAACGCCTCGTCGAACTGCTGCTTCGCCTGCAGCGCCTGGATGTTCTGGTGCATCACCATCAAGCGCTCCATCTTGTCGATGTCTGCGTTGGGCGACATTGCGACCTGCTGGATGATCTGCAGGATGGTTACCGACTCGGCAGCGATGGCCGGCGGCTGGGATTGGGTATCTACCCTGGCTACTTGGCTCATGGTGACCTCAGTACTGGATGGTGATGTTTGGGATCTTGCGCTCGGCGATCAGGGTGATCGCCTGCTTGGCGCATTCCTCGGTCATGCCGCCGGCAACAAAGGCGTCCAGGGCGGCCCGGTTGATGGTGCGGCGGTGTGCGACGTCGCGCTCGCGGCCCTTGCGGGTGGTCAGGTCGGGCACTTCGCCTTCGACCTCAGCCTTCACCAGGTCGATGAATTGCTTAAGGCCGCCAGCCACGTAGATGGCCGGGGCGTTCGCCTCGCTGATCTCTTCGATCGCGATCAGTTTCTGTTCTGCGGACATTAGAAAACCTCGCGCCAGGCCGGCGCCGTCAGTTGAAAGGGGAATCGCCAGGTCACCCAGGCACGGAGGTACGCTCCAGGCCCTGGCTGCGGTGGATGGTTGCGCGCTCTCGCCGCTTACGCTCCCGAAGGGGTACGGTTATCCCCGATAGGGTCCGCCGTGCTCGGATGTGAATTCAGGAAGTGATGCTGCCGGCCAGGGCGCTGGCCGACATGAAGGCGGTGCAGGCGAATAGGGCAAAGAAGGAGCCCCGCCAGATGACCAGGCGGCGGGCGCGCTGGTAGCTGGTCATGGCTTTGGCTCAAGGGCCTTGATGGCCGATTTGCCAAGTGCTCGCAGCGAGC